AATCTACACGTTGCACACGCTGCAATACAACGGCGGCGTGTGGGCCTTTGGCCGGGGCGAGCGGGTGAGAAATTTCTTCCGGCGCTGGCTGGCGAAATGGGAGCAGCACGCCCAGCGGGATCAGGGGGCGTTGATCCGGGCGATGTACGCCGATCCGCTGCGGGTGTATGTACTGGGCAACGAGTGGAACACGTTCCCGAAATACACCAAAGGCATCACGACGGCCGGGCTGTACCATTATCCGGGCGAGGCCCGGCGCTGGAAGGGGATGATTCCGGGGCGGATCGACAGCCAGGCGGCCTGGCAGCGGGTGCAACAGTTTGAACGGGAACGAACCGGACGGCGGCGGGGATGAATTTGGGCAAGCTGGCCGGCCGGATTGGCCCATTACCTGCGGGTGTGGGGCTGCCGTGGGCCTATTTTGAGCGGCGGGGTTGTTTTTTGGATTGCCGGGGGCCCCTGGCGATTGATAAGACAAGCCGGTGGGGGCTGCTGGTGACAGTGTTAACCCGCTCGCACGATATTGAGCAGGGGCCGGGCTGGCTGGGGCCGACGGTGGATTACGGGGTGACGGTGGAAGCCGGGGCATGGATTGGCAGCCGGGCGACATTGGCGGGTTGCCGGATTGGGGCCGGGGCGATTGTGGCCGCCGGCAGCGTGGTGCGCGGCCAGACGGTAGGGCCGGGGGTGATGGTGGCCGGCAATCCGGCCAGGGTAGTGGCCCGCTGGAACGGCGATAAATGGAGCTATTTAACCTCGGCGGAATGCGGTTTTGAGAGGATGTTGGCGTGAGCATTAGAGACAATGACCAGACCAAAGACATCGCCACGCCGGCGGTAATTGTGGCGGCGATCCGCAGCGGCGGCACGTTTTTGACGCATTGCCTGAGCAACCACACCCAGATATTCTGCGACCGGGGCGAACCGCTGCATCACCTGAGCGTGTGGACCAGGACGCTGAAACGGGATCGGCGCAAAATTTTGGCGGTATTACTGAACCAGAGCGGCTACCGGGTGAGTATGTGCCGGTTGACCTACATCCAGGCGTTTGAGGCTGACATCTGGGAATGGCTAATCAAGCAGCAGCCGCGGGTGATCTGGCTGTACCGGGAGAATGTGGTGCGGCAGGCGATCAGCGTGCACCTGAACCAGTTGACCCGGCTAGAAGGGACATTGAAACGACCGGCGCACACCTTCAAGGCGGCCCGGCCGGTGAGCGTGGAGATCAAACCGGCGCTGTTTTTGAAGTATTGCCGGGGGCTGGCCGAACAGAACCGGCAGGCCGGGGAACGGCTGCAGGCGTTAAAAGCGAGCACCATTATAACCTACGACGAATTGGTGGGCGGCGAGGGGGCGACGGCCAGCCAATTGGCCCACGCCCCCACGGTGCGACTGTGCCAATTTCTGGAAGTGCGCTACGAACCGCTGGCCTGTGATTTGCAGCGGGTGAACCCATACCCGCTGAGCCAACTGATCACGAATTGGGCTGAGGTGGAGAAAGCCGTTAGCCAGAGTGAATTTGCTAGATTTTTGGAGGCGGAATGAGAGTGCTGAACCTGGGCGCCGGCAATCGATTGGTGAAGGGGGCAGTACAACACGATCGGGTGAAACACCGGCCGGAGATCGATGTGGTCCACGACCTGAATCTGCTGCCGTGGCCGTTTGAGGACAAGAGCTTTGATAAGATCGTGGCGCTGGCGGTGTTTGAGCACCTGGACATCGATCTGGTGGCCTCCCTGAACGAATGCCACCGGATATTGGTGAAGGGCGGGCATTTGATCATCAAACTGCCATTGCAGAGCGGCTTTAACGCCTACGACGATCCGACGCATCGCTGGTTTTTTACCTTGAGGAGTCTGGACCAGTTTTGCCCGGAAACGCCGCGGGGCAAAGCCTACAGCTTTTACACGCCGCACAAGTGGCGATTTATCAAAAAGCCGCGGGTGAACGGCAAATCAAAAAGCAGTTTGTGGGCCGAATTGGAGGCGCTATGAGTAAAGGCATTGTGCTGTGGGGCGGCGCTGACGAGATTATCTGCAGCCGGGGCAAGGGCCACGGCTTGAAGGTGACGGCAGTGAAAGCGCCGCAGGCGGAACTGCCATTCGATAAGACGTTGGTGGTGCAGGCCGGGACGCGGGTGCCGTGGGATTTGCTGCCGGCGGCGTGGCATTTTTTGGAGCGCTGGGATGCGGCCATCCCACTGTGGCGCTACGGGGTGACGGCGGCGGACGTTGGCACGGTCGGCGAGCGGGAAGAGACGCGACTGATCATCCGGGATTTGCGGGTGCTGTTACACTCGGTGGAGCTGCTGTTTGTACGGCGCAATGAGGACGGGGCGGCGCTGATGACGGCCTGGGAGCGGGAATGTAGCAGCGGCGGTGATAAACGACTGGCTTTTTTGCGGGCGCTGTACATGGTGAAGCCGCGGCTGTGCGTGCTGCCGACGAGCTGGCTGGCCGAGGTGCATAATGCCGGCGGCGGGAAGAAACTGCCGCAGGCGGAATCTTTCCCACCGCGGCCGATCAACGCTGGCAAGAAATTGGTGATGGTGGAGTTGGAGCCGGGCCGGATGGTGAAAGTGCACGCCGGGGATGAGGAACGAGTGCAGGAACAGTTCAGGCGGCAGCAGGGCGGTGGGCGACGTGGCTCTAATCGGTAGTAATTGGGACAAGGAGCGGGAAATGAAGAAGGGCAAATTGGTGCGGGTGGAATTGCAGCCGGGCCGGTATGTGAAGATGCACGAGGCCGACGCCATTGCCAAAGGGCTATTGCCGGCCAAGTTGAAAGCGCCTGGGGGCAATAAATTGCGATTGCCGGCGGAGGATAAGGAGCGGAAAGCGGAAAGCGTGGAGCGTGGAGCGGATGATTTTACGACGATCCCCGGCATTGGGCCGGCATCGGCGAGAGCGCTGGCGGCGCGGGGAATTACCACGTTTGAGCAACTGCGCCAGGTGAAGGATTTATCGTACCTGACTTTCAGGGCGCAGGAAGCGATTGAAAGCTGGAGAAATTTACCTTGAGGTAAATCATGAGCAATTTTGCGACAATTGCCGATATTGAAGCGTTTTTGCAACTAACCATCAGCGGGGACGCGGTGAAAGAGGCGGCGGCGGCCCAGGGGCTGGAGTGGGCCAGCGCATCGATCCGCAACTATTGCAACCAGGTGATCGATGAGGTGATCGATGATGTGATCACCCTCGATTCGACCGGCGGGACGCGGCTATTTTTGCCGGAATTGCCGGTGAACGAGGTTAGCCTGGTGGTGGAGGACGGCGAGACGCTGGTGGTAGATGACGATTACAAGCTGGGCCAGTGGGGTATTCTGCACCGGCAGCCGGATGGGACTAAGTGGGCCAGCGGCATCCAGATTGTGACGATCACCTACAGCCACGGCTATTACGACATTCCTGATGATATTATTGCCGTGTGTACCCGCGCCGCGTCGCGGGCTTACCAAGCCGGGTTAAAGGCGGCTGACAGCGCCGGGGTGCCGGGAATTGCCAGCAAGAGCCTGGGGGATTTCAGCGTGTCGTTTCAGAGTGAGATCGGCGGCGGCGTGGGTGAGGGCATTATGGGCGCCAGCGGGGCGCGGCTGCTGCTGCTGAGCGAGAAGGACATTTTGAATAAGTACAGGGTGAAGAGTCCGTGACGGTTTTTGAGAGCTTGCTGAATAATGTGGCGTTGATTGCCCGGCGGCGGCGCAGCCCGGATGGCCAGGGCGGCTGGGCGATTGATTACGTTGACATCGGATCGGCGCCCTGCCGGATCAGGCCGGCATCGAGCGCCGAGAAAACGGTGGCGCTGGCCGAGGAGCGGCAGATTACCCACGTGCTGTATGTGGTGGCCGGGACGGACATCGAGCGGGGTGACCGGGTGACGGTGCTGGATTTGACGGTAGAAGTGGAGGGCGTGCGCGAACCCAGCAAGGCGGGCGAGCATTTGGAGATCGATTGCCGGGAGCGGGTGCAAGAGACCTCGGTGGAGGAAGGCTCGTGAGCATCGATGTTAAAATCACCAAGTGGGACCCGAAAGCGGTGAAGGCGTTTGTAACCGATATCTTGCTGGAAAACGGCGAGATTGTCGGCAAATTTGTGGAGACGGACGCCCGGCGACGGCTGCGAGGAATTGATTATCCCGAATGGGGCAAAAAATACCGCCAAAAATTGGTAGCCCGATTGATAACGTATCTGATTGAGAAGGGTAATAACGAGGTGGTGATTACGGTGGGGGTGAAGGAAAGCAAAGGTCAACGCTTTCACGGTTATTATATCGAGCTGGGCAGCAAGACGGCGCCGGCCAATCCATTTTTGCGACCGGCGGTGTTTAATAATGGCTCGAAAATTGTGAAACTTTTGGCGGAGGCGACGCAGAGACGCAAACGGCGACAGGAACGCAAAGAACAACGACAGAAGGAAGGGCCCAAAACGCCGGCGCCCAAAAAGGAAGAACCGGTGTATGAGAGTTTTGAACTGCCCGGCGGGGTTAAGGTTAGGCGGAAATGAGTATTTTAACCCAGGCAATTTATGACAAATTGAGCGGCGACGCCACGTTGACGGCGCTGCTGGCGGAGTATAAGGGCAACCCGGCCATCTTCACCACGGACCCGGCGCCGGGCGATGCGACGCTGCCGTATATTGTGACGGCGGGGGAAGTGACCCAAATCCCGTTTGACACCAAGACCAGCCTGGGGCGGGAGGCCATTCGGGATATCCGCATTTATGACGAGGCCAACGGCAGCGCGGTGGTGATCGAGGCGATTGCGGAACGGGTAAGGGCGCTGCTCCACCGGCAGGCGTTGACGATTAGCGGCTACGGCTGGATTTTATCAGATTGCGCCGGGCCGATTGCGGCGGATGAATTGGACGCCTACGGGCGGGTAATTAGCGTGACGATCAAGGCGCAGGCAGGCGGTAGCGGGCCGACGCCGGCGCCAGGCGGCGGTTTTGATGACGGATTTGATGGAGGATTTGCATAATGGCAGACACAATCAGGAGCCGGGAGGCGTTATTGGCCCTGCTGGCCGACAATACCAGCGGCGACATCAGCCCGCAGGACGTGCGGGATGTATTGGTAAGCGTACACGGCGTTTACGGCGGGCTGTACATTCAGGATAATGCGACGACCCAGGCCGGGATCGATTTGAACCCGGTAAAGATGACCGGCTGGGAGGGCAACCTGTCCGCCAACGGCGTCTCGCCGGATTTTGTCAACAACCAGATCACGGTGTTGACGACCGGAGTTTATCTGTGTTTTGTGCAGATTTCATTTGCCGGGCAAAGCTCCACCGAATTTCACGGCCATCTGCGGGTGAATGGCAATGAGCAGGTGGAGGGGTGGCACCGCAAACTGGGCACCGGCGGCGATGTGGGCAGCGCCAGCTTTACGGCACTGAAAGTGCTCAATGCCAATGATATATTGACGATTTACATAGAGAGCGATGACGGCGGCGGGGCAAATTTCACGCCGATGGATGCTCAATTTATAGTGCATAGAATAGCTTAGGAGGATTTTAACAATGGCAATGAATGGGACTGATTTACTACTGCTGGCCAATACCGGGACGCCAACGGTGCCGGTGTACGAGGTGGTGGGCTGCCAGCGAGACGCCACCATCGAGGAGACGACCGACACCATCGATGTGAGCTGTAAGGACAGCCGGGCGATGCGGGTGCTGCCGGGTCGTTTTAGCGGCACGATCTCACTCGACGCCCTGTATGTGCCGACCAACGACGCTTATCTGGCGCTGCGGCAGGCCAACCGGGACGGCGAATTGATCCTGGTGGCCCGGCAAGAGGACGGCGTGGTGACGGAGACGGTCAACGCCAAGATCGACAGCATCAGCGAGGCGTTCCCGGACCAGGCCGAGGCAACTATCAGCGTGAGCCTGACGATTGACGGCTTCTGGGCTGAGGCGGGCAGCTAATCGATGAGCGCACGCGGCGAGCGGGTGATCGAGACGCCTGACGATGAGGTGAGGATTTTGTTCACCAATCTGGCCCTGGCCAACGCCGAGCAGCGGATGAATAAATCTGTTTTGGCGGTGGCGCGGCAATTGATCGAGGGGCAGGCCGGGATCACGGAGGTGGCTCACCTGCTGCGGGCCGGGATGGAAGCGGCCAATCGTAGCAACGGGCGGCGCCGGGAAGCGGTGAGCCTGGCCGACGCCTATGCGGTGATGGACCAGGTGGGCCTGACGACGGTGATCACGGCGGTGCTGGAGGCGATGACCGAGGTGCTGATGTACCGGGGTGAGGCAGGCTTACCAGACGGGGGAGCGGACCCAAACGGGTAATGGCCCGATCCGACGAGATCGGGCCTTATTGGCAAAAGCTCCTGGAACAGGCGCTTCGTTGTGAGATAACGGCGGCGGAATTTTGGCAGATGACGCCCAACGAGACGTGGCAGACGATTGAGGCATACGGCTGGCGGCTGAACCAGCAGCGGCGGGAGGCGATATCAATGGCCTGGCTGACGGCGGCGTTGACGCGGGCCAAGCGGCTGCCAAAACTGGCACAACTGTTGGCCGAGAAGGCCAAACCGCTGCGGGGTGCTGAACTAACGCGGCGGCGGCGAGAGTTTGCGGAGATGACGGCCGGGCTGGATGTAACCAGATTGAATAAATCGCAGGTGAGCGATGAGTAATGTATTAGGCGAGGCATTTGTACAAATCCGGGCGCAATTCGATAAATTCGATGAGGATGTGGCCGGGGCCAAAAGCAAATTACAGAGCGGCATCAAGGGGCTGGGCGGGGCGCTGAGCACCGGGATGAAGGCGGGCATCGTCGGCGCGGGCGTGGCTGTGGCGGCAGCGGGCGTGGCCGTGA